CAGGGGTTTTGGAACACTTAGGGGGCCTTACGGCGGTAAAGAGCGACGAGTGTAAGTCGGTCTTCTAGCTTCCCCCCAGCATTTGTTGCTGGATTGGTGCTCTAACTAGAGCTAGGGGTGTGGATTAGGCGCATGCAATCGCGCGAAGTTGGGAGTTGAGCTCGACGGCGCCGCCTGTAAAGGAGGCCTGGGCGAGGAACTCAACGGGCAAAGGGGTTCCGTCGGCGCGGTGGATCCATGAGATAATGCCGGTCGACGCAGTGGGGCCAACGATGTCTACACCAGTGGTTGCAACCACGGTGCCGTCAACTTCCATTGAGATCTGGACGGTGGTGGCATCTGTGGTGCTCGCCGTCTCATTGCGCATCTCGATAGTGAAATCGATGGCGTAATTCCCAGGAGGGAAGTTCCAACTCTCGTTGTTCGCCGTCGTCATGCCAATCCCGTTCACCTCGACCTCGTCCAGCACAATCGCAGTGCTGGTGCCGATGTTGTCGGGGGGAAGGAGTGGCGTGGAGTTGAAGATGGCGGAGAGGGTCTTGGTGGCGGGGATGACGGCGCCGTCTTCGAGGACAGCGGACATGAGCTGGCAGGCGTATTTGACTCGCAGCTGGCCTGTTTCGGCGGCTGCGGTGAAGCCAGTGTGGCCGAGGAAAAGCTGGCCGACGTCATATGTCTTGATGTCGGAGCCTGGGACGTTGGGCCCGCTGCGGATGTACTTGCCGAGGCTGTTGTTGAGGTCGCGGAGGTTGGGGCGCAGTTTGACCACTTGGTAGGCGGGGCCCTCAGCATACGACTCGCGGGTGCTCATATTGGATTCCACGGTGGGCACAGGGTCTGCGGAGTCGTAGTCGAATCCCAACATCATGGCGCCAGCCTGGCCAGTTGCGGCAAAGCCGCTCACGCGCGGCTTGTAGTAGAACTCGAGGCTGAGGAACTTGTACTTCTCGTAGTTGCGAGCGATGCGGCTGAGCCATGGAAAGGTGGCGGCAAGGCCAGGGTTGACCTCAATGGCGGTCGCCTCAAACGTTGTGCTCGAAGTGACCGGGGCGATAAGCTCGTCATTCTCGGCGATGTAAGGTCGAGACTTGAAAGCCGTTCCACTGGCTGCTTTTCGAGCTCCTCCCACTCGGGGGGGCCGTTGAGGCTTGCCCGCTGGCCGGGGTGCCGACCGCTGGCTTTGGCGGGCAGGAGCTTTGGAGGAGGCGGGGCGCGGCTGACGCGCGTGGTCCTTGCGTTGCTTGGGTGCATTGCGTTGCATTCGGTGAGCATGCAGGTGAAGGAGGAAGATGTGGGCTAAGGAGCCGGGTACTTTTCGTTTAATGTCCAGGGGACCGGGGACGAAAAGTTCTGCGGAACGTGTCCAGCGCTGAGCAGATGAGGGTGTTGGTGAACGACGTGTCGGGTTCGCCTGTGTTGAGGGTGCCGGTGACGGAGTACTCGAACTTCCAGTCAACCCCGTGCGATGATGGGATGTACGAAACAGTGTGCAACTGCTCGGCCTGTTGTGCGTACTCGCGGGCCACCGCTTCAGGCATGACGGTGACGTAGAGACTGCGGACTGCGGCGAGGGTCTCAACTCTGTGGTTGAGGTCCCAGTTCTCGCCGTCCTCTTCGTAGACATACATGTTCCCAGGCTGTGGCGCCAGGGTTGCATGCGTGATGGGATCCATGCCTTTGTCCCAAATGACGTTCCACCCAGGCGAGTGAGGCAGCGTGGCGTACGCTCCAGGCGCCAAGCACGGGGCCAGTTGCGCCGCCGTCCATTGGATGGTCGGGGCGAAGGCCACGCAGTACAGGTCGTTGAAGCATGAAATTGCACGCGGCTTCGGGTCCTCTTTGAGTGAGAACTCAGCCTTCTCGAACGCTTTGACGCGGAACATATGGCGGCGTTCGCCTGCAACATATGTCCGGTACACTTCGCGGAGCTGGTCGCGACGGCGTTCGGGGTAGACTCCTGGACGGGAGACCCACCACTCAAAGAGGTCGGCGGGTTGGGGGGGGTCAGGGCATGAAGGGAGGAAGTGGAAGAGGGGCCTGAGGAAGCTGTTGAGATGCTTCCTGAAAAGGCGGAAAGTCTTGGGATCCGGGACAGGCCGGGCCGCTGCGCGTCTGAGGAAAACAGAGAGGAGGCAGTTGTGAATGCAGGCGCGGCAGCACACAGTGGGGATGCCGAAGTCGCAATCAGGGCGCACGTACAGCTTGGCACGGTGTGAGCAATCATCGTTGACGGTGGGCCGCTGGAGCTCGACAGGTTCCAACGGCCCCGCCAGAAAGGGCACGAGTTTCTTGAGGCGAGGACGCCTGCCAACTTCGAGTCGCATCTGGACGCCTTGGGTGGCT